CCCACTTGGGGAGCGCAGCGCTTCGATGTGCAAGCCCTTATTCTAGTAAAGAGGAGTAAATGCATGAGCAGTATATCTCGTACGCTTGATGAGTTGTACGAATTAAGATATAATACGGTGCTCGATATGTATCGGCGCCGTGCTCGTGCATATGAGGTTGAAGTACTTACCAAAATTGGTGTCGATAAGCGGTTTCACCCTAAACTGATATTCCTTGCTGACTGGGCCGGCTCTCTAGCTTTTAAACTAGATCCGTACTGGCAGCTTGGAAAGTTGGACAAACAGGCCAAAGAGGTTTATAAAAACTCTCTGACTCCTGATGTCTTTCCAGTTAAGGTTGTACCCGCAAATAGAGTTAAGAAATTTGCTTGTATACATTCTGAACCCATATATAGTACATGGGAAAAGACTGTAACGAGTTATGGTTCTAACGCTCTATTTATCGGCGGTTGTTGGGGTGTTTATCCCAACATCGGTTCCTCGACCACCACGTCTGGCACGCATAGCGATGCTACGCAAGCCAGTATTTGGGGGTTTCTTAAAGACACTACTGATTCTACTCGGAATCCTCAAAAGGGTTCCAAGAAAGAAAGTAGTTCGAGGAAATCTTCGATAAGTGATAATCGCAAGAATCCTCCTAAACAGTCAAAACAGACGTTTAAGGGGAATCATCAGGGAGAAATGGAACTTTGGAAGTTCGATTTCTCGACTGATACTGCGAATGCCACTATCTTCGAAGATGATACCTTCAGTCAGCAGGCCCAACTTGTGGTCGACTGTGCAGGTAAAACCCTGTACACAAACGGACACATTCAGGTTTACTATAATGAAGGTTTCCCGGGACCAAGTGCTTCGATCAGTAAAGCCAGTGTCGATTCACTTGCTATTAGTGAGAAGGCTAATGCCTTATCTGTCATGACTAAAAATTGTGACAGATTGGTCGCGCAATGTTTGCCGGCCAGGAGGTATTATAATCTTCTTTACCAAATAGCTGAATTGAGAGATTTGACCTCAACTATTCGAGGTACTCTCGATATGTGGCTCGCACTTGAGAAGGAATTAGGAAGAGCAACTTTTAAAAAGCTCTGGACTAGTCCTTCCTATTGGACGGATGATCTACGTTTAAAAATTGTGCCTTTTGCACAACGATTACACTTAGACATACGTCCCGATCAGATCCTATCGGCCGCTTATTTGAACTTCAAATTCGGCTGGCAGTCTATGATCGAGGCTTTTACTGATTTGGCGAAATCTCCAGAACGCGTCACTAAGGATATTAACCGCCTTATTGACGCAAATGGAAAGAACGTCACATTGCGCTCAAAGTTTCATTACGATGAGCCAATGGCCTCTACTCCCACCATAAGTTGGTATAAAACACTTCGGACGCTAGTAGATGCGTCCATACCGGCTTCTACAACCGGTATTCGGAGAGTCGAGGTTCGCTGTTCTGTGAACAGCGGCCTTAACCTTCCGAAAGTGGATCTCCCTACTCTTCGTAAGAATTTATTTAACGAAAAGATGGGGGCCACGCCCACTCCAGGTGATTTATATGATATAATTCCCTGGTCTTGGTTAATTGATTGGGTCTTCGGTGCCTCTGACTACCTCCATTTGATGGATGAAGTCAACGGACAACGGAACCTGCTCAATTATGGTCTAATCACATATGAATCTCATATGCGAGTCGACGCGAGGTATAACAACCATTGGTTTAATTTCCATAAATTCCTTATTGTGCCTCCTGGTGGCCAGGCTGGGGTAAATACCCGGATTGACCTCCATAGGAGTGCACAATTTAATGCGAAGTATGTACTTCGCAAGGACGTTATGGCCTTTGCTGGACTAAAAGACTATTCTGGTATTGGAACATCCAACTATCAGAAGAGTATTCTTGCTGCGCTGTTTTCACAGTTTAGCAAGAACCCTGGTAGCGTAAGACCTGACATAGGGGGTGATACCCCTATTAAGGTAACAAGCTAACAGTCACCATGGAGCAATTCTGCTCTATGGTAATCACAGCAAAGAAAGACCTTGTACTATGTTAGTTGATCCAATCACGGTTGCTGCAGCTGCCCCGACCCCTGCGTTGAGTTTCGCAGTGGTCTCTTTCGACGGTCAGGGTATGGGCTCGGTTCGTAAGGACGTAATCAATGGTTACGGCCTCACAATCAAGCACACCCAGAACGCCAATACGGGCGAACGGCATTACATGCAACTGACGCAGCAAGTGTCGGCTGTTAACCCCTTTACCGGGGGAACCAGTCTACAGACTGCGTCCGTTTCATTGTCGGTTTCCATCCCAGCTTTTGGGTGGACCGCGGCTCAGAAAGATGCCTTGGTTAAGGCATTGACTGATACGCTTGCCGATGCAGACGTGACCATTACCAAGCTCAATCAGTTCCAGAGTTAAACTCATTCTGGCATGAGCTTGGGCAACAAGGGGCTTCATCCGAAGTTCCTAATATAGGAGACTTAGAATGTGTAAGGTAAAACTTAAGGCTAAGCCTCGTAAGAGGCTTGTCCTCCCTTTGTTGCATTGTGGCTGCGTTGTAGGTGGGGGTTGGTCGCTACTTTGCGCCAACCCCTATTTACATCATCTACGTTTTCGCAGCCATGGATCGACTGACTTGTACGCAGGACTCTTCCAGCTCTCATATTTAGGAGCGAAAGATGAAAAGCCTGATAGGACTTTCCAGGAGTCTCTTGTATGACATACAGAGATTCCATCCCGAGTGCAAAGGTCTCGATAGGGACTTACGTACTATCGAAGCGCGTATCAAAAACGAGGGTGTCGGATTTTTATCCGTCTCCCTTCCTGCTTTTGGTAAGACTTTTGATCAAAGTCTTGCTCTTGGCAGGATGGCCCACATTCCTGGCTTTGCCACGAATGGAGAAATCCCAAAATTTCTTTCGGGTATTCTCGTCCATGTTTTCGATACTAAAACTGGTCTGCTCAAAGAAAGAGTTGATCCCGGTTACATATCTAGTATCCGGCAAATCTGCTATTTCTTCAAAAAGTATCTGCCGACTTCCTTACGAGTTGAAAAGCTCGAACGGGAAGCCCTCAGGGACTTTGAGCAAACCGAGGCTGAGATGGGAGGCATTCATTCTCCTCTCATCGATTCACTCGGACGTGTATGCGATTTACTCTTACCTGAACTCGATGAGTTTCAGGATACGAGATGCAAACACGGCCCAGGCGCTGTTTTGGAAGGATACACTCCGAACGAAAAGTGGCTCGAGGTGTATAACCGTCTTCTTTGTTTTGACGGTAGACTCATTGACGTGGGATACGATCTCCAGGCATTCTTGCTTGGCGACGGCTCCCGCCCATATGAGTCCTCCCAAAATGACTTACCTAGCTTATGTGCTAGACTGGTTACCGTTCCGAAGAGCTGTTCAGCACTTCGGACGATAACTGTTGAGCCTTGTTTGAACCAATTTGTTCAACAAGGTTTAAACGCTGTACTTAGGGATGAGATCCGAAAGTGCACCGTTCTTCGCAACAGTCTAACACTGGACTCTCAAGAGCCGAATCAAAGATTGGCTCTGGAGGGCTCCCGTACCGGCAAGTGGATTACGGTCGACTTATCATCAGCGTCAGATCTCCTTCACCAAGATTTGGTGAAGGTGGTCTTTCGAAAGAAACCGCGTTTCTTAGCGGCTCTGATGAATTGCCGTACTCCTCAGGTTAGTATCAACTCGAAAGAGTTGAGCCTGAAAAAGTTTGCAGGTATGGGTAACGCGACAACCTTCCCAGTACAGAGTGTAGTCTTCGCTTCTCTAGCGATTGCCTCCATTCTGCAGTCAGATAAATCTCTGACATATGCGAAGTTACGTCGCGCAGCTAGGTGTGTTCGTGTATTTGGTGACGATATCGTCATCAAATCTGAACACTTCTCGGGAC